GTTAAAATTAAAAAGTCCGAGTCGGGTTCGTCTTTAAGTTCCTTATGCACCCAAAACTCGTTAGACGGGTTAAAATCTAGGTAAACTTCCTTCCGTGTTCGAATAGCTAACTCGTTATAGGAATCAAACGTAACGTTATTACATTCGTTTATATAAAGAATGTCGCGCCTTTCTCCACGTAGTTTACTAGAATCGTCTGCGGAAAAGAATTCTATAACGCTTCCGTTGGCGAACTCATAACGGAGTAAGGACTTATTAAACCTGTCTTCAAAGAATCTACCCGTCCACTTCATTATCTTTAAGAAATCTTTAAGCGCACCACGTCTTAAATGGGGTATTGTTTCCGCAACTACGCTTATTTCAATTCCTTCGTGTCTTGCAGCCTTATCAATTAATACAGGAAGAATCCCAAACGTTTTACCCGCTGAGGTTCCCCCTTGAATAATCTTAATCCGTTTTTTAAGATTCAGTATCTTCTTGATTGCCGTCGTTTTCCGAAACATCGGTAAATAGTGGTTGCTCTACGTTGGTAATTTCTTTTTTCTCTACTAAGTTGTTTAGTCGCGCCGTAATACTAGAATTATATATCCCCGCCATACCACCACCGATTTGGTCGTTTCGTACTTCTTTACGTATGCGCGTAACGATGGTTGAAAATCTTTTATATCTATTATTTGAATTCGCAAAATAATTAGATAGGTCTTGAATTATTCCTAAATCTGCGCAATAGCATTCGAAGCCCTCTATGGTTAAAGGTCGTTCTAGTTCGCTATATTCGCTTCTTCCTTCCTTACCTACGAAAGTGTGCTTTAAGATAGGGTTGTTCTTTACTTGACTTTTATAGTCGGTAAATAGTTCCCAAAGGTGTTCGGGACTATGTATTTTATTCGGTCTTCCCATTTTCTTGTTCGTCTTTATATACTGCGTAAAGTTGATTTAGTTTGTTTACTACTTCCCGTAGACAACTACCGCACGAAGTCGGTTGCATTCTTTGTTTTAATACTCGGTTGTAAATCTTTAATAATTCCCTTTGCTCACTTGGTGCAACTGAATTTCTACCCTTCTTAAAGAATTCGTCTAGGTAAATGTATTCGTCTTCCGTTAGGCATTCGGGTTTGGTGTATCTCCAAAGGTCGTTAAGTTTTTGTTTGCGTTCTTCGCAGCCGCAGTCTTCGCCCATTACCCACTTTGCTACTTTTGCGATTCCTGTAGTTTCTAAAATGTTTTCTACCGTGTCGCCTAATCCTTCGGCTTGTTTTTTCTTTGGTCGTCCCATAGTTATTTTATTTAATTAATTCGTAATCCTCATTTTTGTAGTCTTCGTAGTCTTCCTTAAATTTCGTTCTTACTTTGCTTTTGCAGTTCTTTAACGTGTTGAAAATTGAACTAGAACTTATTGTAGTTTCTTTTGCTATATCCCTTATTGATAAATCCGTGTCTTTGTAGATTGTGAATAGTTGCTTGTCGTACCAATGCCAACTATCAACCTCTTCGTGTATCTTACTGAGTAACCTTGTATATGCTTCTTCTTTAGTTAGGTTGGTGGGTTCGTCTTTTAATACGGCCAATTCGTTTAGGCTTACCATTGCGTTTTTCTTTTCGCTCTTAATATGTAATAAGTAAAGATTGCGTAGAACAAAATACATAAAACCTTTATTAATTTGACCATCCTGTATAATGTTTTCGGGTTTGCAATACTTATGTAATCTAAGATAAGATTCTTGAACGATGTCTTCCGCGAAGAAATCTTCGCCAAAACTTTTAACCAATTTTACCCATTCTTTGTGGTCTTTTGCCACGTCTTTAAGCCATTCCATATGCTTAGTTTGTTGTCAAATATAATGATTAATTTCTAATCACAACAATTATACTATTTTAATGAAACAAAGTTCAAGTCGGAATCAAAGTTACATCCAAAACAAAACCAAGAAGTTTGAAACCACGCTCCACTATTTTTTTCAGGCTTAAAATTGAATCTTTTATTTGGTATTAATACTTGAATACCATTTTTATTAAACATTTTTCCGCGTTCAATTCCTTCCAATGTAGTTAAAGGAAGTAAAAACATAAAAGGTTTATCTAATTCATAAGCACGCTGCAAAAATTTATCTTTTAATGAATACGGTGGGTTTGTGATTATTATGTCATAATTTTCGGGATAATATTGAAAAAAATCTTGGCAGTTTTCAATGTGTGAAGTAATTACATTGTAACCTGCATTTTTTAATACTTTTACAATTTTACTATCTTTTATTGCAGTACATTCCCAAATTGTTTTAACTTCTTTTGGAATGTAATTTAATATCATTTCAACGGCTTCCTCGGGTGTATATAGTTCGTCAAACGCACCTCTTTTGATAAAATCTTTTTTCTGTTCTAATAAACTCATATTTTTTATTTTAATTTTTAATAAAAAAAGCCACCTTATTCGGGTGGCAATCCATTGTAAAAACGATAAACAAACGCGTCTAATTTCTTTGCAGTTTCTAAACTTACAGGTTTACCGAGTAAGAACCTATCTAAGTTATATTGGTGCATTTTGTGTCCTCGTTCTTTTATTTCGGTTACTATTTGATTCCGTGTTTTCGTTTCTAGAATCTTACGTAAATAACTTCGTAAGGAGTAGTCGTCTATAAACATATTAAAATAATTTTGTTTGTGCTTTGTGGTTATTAATTCGTTCCATAGCCTTGTTAAAGTATTCCTCGTCAAGTTCGCAAGCTGTTAAATCAAAGCCATAATCGTGACACGCAATCGCGATTGAACCTGAACCAAGATGTGTGTCAAGAATCTTGTCGCCTTCTTTCGCGTATTTGTCAAGAATCCATTTGTAAAGTGCAACGGGTTTTTGTGTTGGGTGAATTCTATCTAATTGAGTTGCTGTTGTTTTATAAATCTTCGCCCCGTTTTTAAAAGAAGTCCAAGCCATTTCACACATAGCAAAACTCATATCTTCAGCTATTTTTTTATCCCATACAATAAAACATTTACAATTTCCAAGTCTGTCGAAAAAATAATTACCACCCCAAATAATTTGGTTTTTACTTACTCTAATTAATTCTATAAAATACTTATCACTTGGAGTTTCTTTATCCCAAACTTTAATATCGTATTTTTCTTTAAAATGTGTTCCGCTTGAATTAATATCAATCCCATACGGCGGATCAACAATCGCCAAGTCAAAGTATTTGTCAGGATACCTTGACATCAATTCCATGTTGTCTTCGTTCGTTATTGTTAGCATAACTAAAAAGGTAAATCGTCTTTTTCAATTATTTGAGTGTGAACTTGTTTCGGGGATTCGTTCACGTATGGTTCGGAAAATGAACACGAAAAGTATTTAGTTCCCTTGGAAGATTCTTTAAGCCAAAGCGCTATTTCCATTTCTTTTCCGTTAACGTTTACTTTACCCCTGTAATCGGGTTGCTTTTCGTTCGTCTTTTTGTCGTTCTTAAAAATTGCACCGCTGTTTGTTTTTGTTTCCATATTACTTAATTAAATTTATTACTACTATTACTCCCGTTACATATCCAAAGGCTAACGAGAATGCCATTTTAATTCGTTCACTCCATAGTTTTGATTCTACCATATAACCTGCAAAGGGTAAACCAAGGAACGGACCTATAAACGCAAAGAATAACATTCCTAACGTGTTTGCTTCCGAAACGTACCTAATGTAAAACGTAGAACATATTTCGATAATTAAAGCGCTTAAAAAGATTATTCCGTATTTCATTTGTTTAGGTTTATTTCGTGGTCATTTAAGCTATCGTTTAGAAAATCCCGCATTCGTTCAACTATTAACATTTCGTCTTTGTTTAGTTCTTCGTACTTGTATAACTTACGTAGTTCCTGTTGAAGTTCCCAAAGAACGTTTAACATCGCAGTACCTTTGTTAGCGCAATAGTATTCTACTTCGTCTTCGGGTAAGTTAAATTCTAGTATTGCCTTCATAAGGGATAAATTTATAGGTTTTTGTTTCTTTTAAGGGATATTATTTTATTTCCTTCTTTAGTTTTTCAATATATAAAGTAGCGTCCATTAGTTCCTCTTGTAAGTGGTTTAACCACCCTAATAAATCAACGTCTTTTCTATCTAGGTTCGTTCCGTATTTTCGTATGCCGCGTTTACTGCGTTCGTGGTATTTTGTCATTACTGCCATTAATACCGTGTCTTCGTGTTTTATTTCGTTTTCGTGTGTTATATTCATATTGTTAATTTAAATACATATCATCGCACCAAATAGGCGCCGCACTTTTGTTTTTTCAAAACAATTTGGTTTTTTGTTCTCGTTCCCATTCAAGTATTCGTTTCAATCCTTTGTTGTAGTATTCCTTTTCCTTTTCCATTACAATATATTTTCGGTTAGTTTGCAAACAAGCTATTGCCGTTGTAAATGAACCTGCTGTATTATCAAGCACAATATCATTTTCATTTGTGTAAGTTTTAATAAGGTAAGCAAACATTTCAACAGGTTTTTGTGTAGGGTGCAATCTATTCAAAGCATTTAATTCTCCTACTCTATTATCATAAACCAATCTATTTTTCGGGTATCTTAAATCCTCGTTGTGATTATCGGAATTTTTAAAAATACCGCTTCCCATTCCATTTGAATTATCATCTTTCCTTTCATATTGCCTATCTCTTGGTCTTTTGTTTTTTTCTTCGGCTTGTTCCATTATTGGAAAATATTTCGTTTTACCTCCATTCTTTGAAAATATACAAACATCTTCAAAAACCGATAATGGTTTATATTTAGCAGTTGCAAAGCTACCCGCGTTTAATTTATCCCAATACCAACAATATTTAAACCCTTTCAAATTACTGCTTATCAATGTAGTTGTAAATGGTTGTGAAGCAGTAAGTAAAATAACTCCATCAGGTTTTATTATTCTGTTGTATTCATTCCAAAGTTTATCCAATGGTAAAATGCTATCCCATTTGCAAGCAGTTGTTCCATACGGCAAATCGCAAAGTATCATATCAATACTTTCATCAGGTATCAATGGTATCAATTCTAAACAATCTCCTAAGTGTTCACTACTTCGGTTAGTGCTTATACTATACCATTCTTTTTGTTCTTCTTGGTTCATATCGTTTTCATTAATAGGTTATAGTATTCACGGCATAGCTCCACGCGTTCTTTAATCTGCTCAATTACGGATTCATCGCGTTGAACAAACCAATACTTTACCCTTCGGTTGTTTGGTATATGGCTAAATTTGTGTTTAGATTCTATTTCGTTTCTTACTTCCGTGTTTTCTTCGATTAGGTGTAACTTCCAATGCGCTCGCCTTACTTCGTCTTCAACCATTTCTAACGGGGTGTCTATTAAGCAATACGCTAACACGGATTCCGTTTTACCCGTTAACCACATATACCCCTGTAATTGGTAAAAGTAATCTTTGTTTGGTATTTCAGTTTCAAAGAATGGAAACGTTGAAGCGTCCCAACTACTTTTAACGTCTATTAATACTTCGTCCGTGTTTACGTCGGGCGTTCCTGTAACCCAATCGTTCGTAAAGTGTTCGTCGTTCTTGTATATAAACTTAAAATTCAAAACATCGTTAACCAACGCTATCGAAAGGTCTTCTACTTCGTTACCTTTGTCCGTGTAACGTGAACTAAATTCCTTACGTATTCCATACTTTTCTAATAAGACAAGGTCTTGTACGTACGTTTTTGCGGTTTGGCTTAGGACTTCCCCCGACTTGCGGGGGTTAGTCATTATCTTACCAATTTGAGAAC